TTTCAATGCAAGAAAGTAAATTTGTCACTCGGGCAAAAATAAAAAAACCTTGCTAAATGCAAGGACACGAACTTTAAACAATCAACTAAATGAGCCTTCGCTCTACTTCGACTGTACGCAATTTATTGACCGATAGCCTACCACGGTCTGAGCCATAAGGAGCGACCCTATAACTTCCGTAGCGATTAAATGACTAGGCACGACTGGTTACGTCCAACTTTCACCCAACATTCAGAAATATGTTTTAAGCATTAACATACAATAATGTATCGTCTGCACATTTTGAGCTACTTGTACTTATCTTTGGTGTTATTGGCCAATCCCTTGACCTCAAGTGCAAAACGGTTTATTTTAGCATTTCTGGTTCGGTTCTTACTGCTACGCAAGGCCTACCCAGATTATTCTTCCACTGGAAGCGTCTATTATCACCGCCACCGTCTGATAATGGTCTAATTACGCACAACCTCTATACTGCATACACCCTCAATCTTCTTACACTTCATGGTCTCTTTCAATTACTCAAAAGAGAATTACTTATCCCTCCGCAATATCTCACGGAGAGCGTAACGGGAATTATGTATACAATCCAAGCAAGGTGTCACCCTATCTACACTTGGTTATTCAGTAGATTGTTTAAAATCCGTGTACAATTATTATAGCACTGTTAGTCGTTTTTTTCAAGTAAATAACAGCATAATTGCCGTTATAATAGACAATCTGAGAAATTGCCGTTATAAACACAAAAACCACCAATTGCCGTTGGTGGTTTTCAAGTAAGTGATAGTATTCGATTATCACTTATATTATATCACATTTTAAAATATACTGCTATCCTGTTTCATTTATTCGAACGATTGTCACGCGAAAAAGATCCTTGATTTAATCGTATTTCTATGACTTTATCTTAAACAATCACGCGAAAATCACGCGAAAGGCAACAAAAAAAAGCCCTCCCTAAATGGGAGGGAAAATACATTATATAGGAACTGCTTCGAGCGCTTCGACACGTTTCAGTAAGTTTTGAAACACTTCTTTTGAAACGTAAGCTGTGCTGGCTTGGTGGCTAGTAAGGAAGTTATCGCCACCGTTGCGTAGTTTCTCATCAATCAGCGCGTCAAGTCCCAACTCAAGGTGCTTATTCTTAATGTTATTAGTCATTTGAGCTTGTAACGTGGTATACGTTGCAAATGTCTGATAAGCCATTTCCGAGGTCATATACGCGCTCAAATCAACCGCTGGTGCTGTTGATGCCGGCTTGTTTTCCAAAGCCTCCACGCGCTTTTCTAGTGGCCCTAAATCGAGCGTTTGAACCGTTGGAGCTGGTTTATTCTCTAGCGCTTGGACCGATAGGGCCAATGATTGTACTCGGCTTTCTAATGGTCCAAGATCAACCGTTGTAGCTTGTGGCCGTGCTTCGAGTGCTTCGATCCGTGCGACTAGTGGCCCGTCATTGTACGCTTGTACAGTGTGGCCAGCGAGATAGTTTGCGATCTCGTCGCGCAAGCTGACTTTACCAAGCTCGACCACTTCTGCAGGCTGGTATTCCTCCGCTGACTGAACCACATCAACTCGGACGCTCTGGTCACTTGGAAATACATAACCAGCACAATCAACCTCGACGAGATAGCTCTCGACTGGTAAGACTTTGGGAATCTTAAACGATACCTTTGACCCTTGGACAGTAGCGCTGAATGACGCTTTGCCTTTTTTGCTCACAAAGTGGATTGTAGCCTCTTGCCCGTCTAGATCAATAGGGACCCAGTTCTCATCGTATAATGCAAAACCAAAAAGGGAAGCCGAGTCACCTTGTTTAACGACTCGACCGCCCTCAAACTGCTTTAAATTGGTACAGTTTGAGCGATTCATTCAATCACCCCTCTTTACTCGTAATAATTAACTAGATCGTCCTTATCCCAGCATGACAGCCAGATAGGGCCAAATTGCCCGAACTCAAACAAACGCCAGTAATAACCGCCGTAATATCCGCCCTTGCCTGTGTCTGTGATATTAGCTTCATCAAGCTCGAAGCTGAAGTACATTCCAGATTTAAAATCTTGATCCGCGCCGTCTGGCAAGTTGTTTCCGTCTTTGTCGACCCAATTCACCATTGAAACGGGAATACCGTTTTCGAGCCAGTCAAAACCAACTGGCGCGAGATAGTCGCATTTGATCTGCCAGATTCCGTGAATATACTTAACCTCGTTCGCTTGGTAAAAGGCTTTGTCTTTTGGTTGTACGGCTGTGCTTGCTTGGTTGTTGGTCTGTGGTGCTGTGTCAGCATATCGCCATACCTCGATGTAATTAGGCTTATTCCAGCCATAGTAATCATTCCAAGGATAGGTATTGATAGCTTGACCGGGTGCGCCTTGTGTCGAGTAGTCGCAAGAAATAAAGTATGTATCGTCGATCATCACTCCGACGTGTCCACCAGCACCGCCAGAAGTTGACATATCAGCACCCCAGCTCATCAAGACGATATCTCCCGTTTGAGCGTCCCAGTCTTGATTGATACTTACGCGATAGAAGCCGTTATTTGCGAGTTGTTGCCCAAGCGTAACCGTAGATGGTAAGCCGATGATCTTGATCCCAGCTTCTTTTAGCGCTTGCGAGATAGAGCCGGAGCAATCAGCCGTGCCATCTGCCCCGTTACGACTTCCCAGCATGGAATAAGTAAGTAAACCGCGACGATTGATAAACCAATTAACAGTTGATTGTTGTACACTCATTGCCTATCTCCTATTTTTTCCATTCTTCGTTAGCGCGTTTAACTGCTGCTTCAATAAATGTATTGAGTTCTTGATTTGTCAAGTGGATATTTTGAGATTCAAGGCCCTCGATCAAGCTCGTTTTAGCGTGCTCTAACTTATCTGCCCCGTGAATATCCAATTTGTCAGCAACTTGCTCTGTAGCGTTGACCGCGTTTTTAGCCAAGATCTCAACGATCTCGATTGCTTTCTTGCCACCGCGCATAAGTAAGTATTTTTTGATCGCTTGTACCACGATCCCTGTTAATACCACTAAAATGCTCATTGCTGATGATGTGATAATGCTTGTGATTTGATTCATGCTATTTGTCCTCTTTCTTCTTTATCAATTTTTTAGGCTCTTTCAAGCCGTCCTTGAGTTGAAATTTTTCATGATCGATATTTTGCTTAATAAAGTGATCGAGGCCGGGAATTTCTACCCCCAGCGCCGAAAGACTGGCCAAAATACTTGAGCCGTATGCTGCCATCATCGCAACGATAAAGGTATCAATCACGGGTCCAAGATTCATGTATAACGCGAACGGATAGCCAACTGCAACAATTAAAATCATAGCTGTATGACTGACTAGCCCTTTCCGCCATTTTCGGCTTGAAAACTCATGATAAGCCCACGCTCTGGATACCCCTAAAACGATATCCAAAGCAACAACAACCATCAAGGCAAACACGATCATGTGTTCATCAATCCCGTGATCGTAGAAATCACGGACTATTTCAATAATCCCAAAAATTCCGTCTGGTTTTGGATCCATTAATCACCCTCCCTCCTGTCAAGCTACTCGCTTACTGGACGGGTTGAGTTTCAAGCTCTCCCGCTGGTTTTGGATCGTTCTCTGGTTTCGGCTCTGTCCATTTCCAAATGCCAATCTTCCCGTTTTGGTGCAATGATTCGAGCTGGTCAAGCGTTTCTCCATTATATGTAAATGGTTCTGTCACTTGGACCATTACGCGCTTGCCTTCGCTAAATTTCTCAGTATGGTTCGGATCCTCGATCGCAAAGATCGCTTGTGCTGGATAGGTTGTGCCAACTTTACCAAGATCAACCAATTCAAGACCGCGTTTGTAAACTGTTGGATCGAGTGGGTGGTCAACGTCAGTCACACGGGCGAGTACGCTCCACTCCGCCACGTCTTTCACCTTTTGGATCTCTTCGTCTTTCTTGGCCAGTTTAGCTTCGTATTCTTGCGCTTGCGTGTGAAGATCCTCTTGTAATTTCTTCACACCCTCAGCCGGGTTTAGCTCGGTCACGACTTGACCAAGTACAGCTTGGATCAGCACTTCGTCTGATTCGTTTGTGCGGTCCCCGATTAGTACACGCTCAAAGGCTGTGTAAGGGTTAGCTGACCGGATTGATACGAAAGTACGTCCTTCTTCTTGTAGATACTTATTAATGATTTTAAATTCCATGTGTTTAGTCCTTTTGTTCTTCTAATTTTTGAGCTGTTTCGTCGAAAAGCTCTTTGAGTGCTTGATCACTATCCAAAACGTCGTTAAATTTGCTCAATAGCTCGTTTACGCGTTGATATTCCTCGTTTACGCGCTTGTTTTCTTCGTTTGCTTCCTCGTACAAGACCGAATATTTTGTAGCCTCAACGATAGCATTTGCGAGATTATGCGAGATCGCATTTATAATTTTATCTGATGTATTCATCTATTGCCTTTCTAAAGACTTATGTCGTAAAAACCTGGATATCCTTCACCATTTTGGCCACGAAATCTTTGTAACGCCTTAAAGTTTTCGTTGATATATCTAAATATATCTGCCAAAGATGTTGAAGGTGCATTGTTCGATACAGAATCTTTCACGATGTGTACATCACCAATAAGGACAACTTTGCGGTGGCCGTATTGGTTAAATATTTTGAGTCCTGTAAAATTGGCGTTCGGGTCCATTACTCCTCTATCATTGACTCCAAATGCAAATGCTGCATAATTGGTTCCATTAGAAATAGTCGGGGATAGGAAAGCCTTACGACCCCCAGAGTTAAATTCCAGTGAGTTTTGTGGGGACATGAACTCAATTTTGGCTGTTCCGTTGTAAGTCGTTACATTTGAGTTCAAATTGATCACGGTATTTCCATAATTTCCGCGAATAATACCACCTTCGAAAGTTAAACCTTTAAACGTTCCAGACGTTACGCTTTTAGCGTTTAGATTGATTAGGTTTACTTCGCGAGCGTCGATAGTCCCAGCGGTTACTTTGTTAGCAGATACGTTAGCGATCATACCGTCTTCTATAACCGCGTTGTCGATAACAGTCTGCCCCGTGATATGTGTTAGCCTTCCGTCTATTAGGTTCGTACCGTTAGCAAGTAGATTGATAGAGTTGAGTACGTCGCCCGCGCTACTTAGATTTTTGACCGACCAAGAACCAGCGAGCTGGCTTACTTGTGTGCGTACTGCTTCGATAGGTTCTGCGCTGTCGTCTGGGCTTGGTTGCCATAAGCGATCTGATGA